GTTACCATTGATGGAAATAGTGGTTCGGTAACGGGTCCTACCATCAGTATTGTAGATTCACAAGGAACAGGATTATTTACAGGTTCAGGAACTACCCTAACTCATACATATGTGGATGGTAATGATAATCTTGTTTTAGGTGATAATACTCTAGTCGCAATAACTTCAGCCGCAGAAAATGTCCTATTAGGTGGGGCAGCAGCACTTCCAATAACGAGCGGGTCAGTAAATGCCGGAGTTGGACAATCGGTATTAAGACAACTAACCACAGGTTCCAACAATGCCGCATTGGGATCTAATGCATTAGGTCTTATAACCACTGGTATTAATAATATCGGGATAGGAAGTTCAGCAGCAACCAGCGATACTGGAGGGGCTAGTTACACTGCAGCTGATTCAAATAATATCGCGATTGGTAACCCAGGATTAGCTGGTGAATCAAATGCCATACGATTAGGAAAAAGTGGAGCTGGGGCATTTCAACAAAATAAAACATTTATAGCGGGTATTAATGGAAATACTGTTTCTAATACCATGATGGTTACCATTGATAGTTCGACTGATCAATTAGGTGTTGCTGCTATTCCTATTACAGCTGGAACTAATGTTTTTCTTGCCTTTATGAATGCCTCACAGACGAATGTCACAGGAGCTGGAGCGCAAACAACTATTGTTTTTAATGATGTCACTTCTAATCCAGGGTCATTTTACAATACTGCAACTGGCATTTTTACAGCTCCAATTACAGGAAATTATCAATTTAACTGTAATTTAGCTGTGGGTGGAACGTCAGCTGGGGCCAATCGGGGAATTGTCTTGGCCGAAGTTGGTGCTCTTGAATATAAACTCATTGATGAAAACTTTCTTCAAGGCACCGGAAGTGGTGAAGCTTATTTCAATACATCATTTATGGCACGACTGAATGCTACAGATACCTGTTTTATTCAGCTACGAGTATTAGGCGGTGCTGGCGATACGTTAAGTATTGATGGTTCTGGTGGTGGAGCACAATATACTTCATTATTTTCTGGATACTTTGTTTCAGCTTAGGAGATTTTTATGGCATCAAATAATAACTTCTTCCTTAATGGACTTAATCCCCTAGCTTATCTAGGGGTTAATCCCTATACGCCTGTCCCTTTCTTTTCTAAAACAACAGACCCAACAACCCGAGATGCACAGAACTTCATATTGGGAACCATTTGGCTCAATACCATTACAGAAGGCATCTGGTTTCTGGTATCTCTTGCAAATGGTAATGCTACCTGGGTTCAACTTTCTGCAGGTGGTGGTGGTACGGTTATATCACTAACAGGCGATGATTCTATTCCAGTGCTACCGTTAGTGGGCAATATCAATGTCTTTGGTACTCCACAAGCCGGATCTTCTGTATCATTTACAGGTGCAACCCCTCACACGCTGAAACTTAACACGACAGATGCTAACGGTAATACTATTATTGGTAATTCAGCTGGTAATGGATCTATATCAGGACTCGATAATACTGCCCTAGGATTCTCTGCGCTGCATGATTTAACTACCGGTAGTAATAACGTAGCTATTGGCGAATCTTCTTTAGCTGCGGTGCTCACGGGACATGATAATATCGCCGTAGGGCAACTAGCTGGGGATAATTATACCGGTGCAGAATCTCATAATATCTTGATTGGTAATCTTGGTGTTCTTGGCGAATCGAATGCTATACATATTGGTACTCAGGGAACTCAAACTACTGCATTTATGGCAGGTATTTCAGGAGTTTCTGTATCAAACAAGAATAGAGTTACCATTAATACTGTGACGGGACAATTGGGCAGTGAAGCTGACCCTAGTGGAACTATAACAGCAGTTGCAACTGCTAATGCCACGCCTCAATTTGTGTTATCTGGAACTACTGAAACAGTAGATTTCAATCTTACAACTAATTTAGTATTGGGTAGTTCTTTGCCTTCACTTGCAGGTGGAACTCATAACGTAGGTATTGGTCAATTAGCTCTTAATAGTTTAACATCTGGTGTAAATAATACCGCAGTTGGATATAATGCTGGAACGGCTATAACAACTGGATCCAATAATATGATTTATGGTGATCTCGCTGGCAGGGCTATAACAACTGGATCAGACAATATTTCTATGGGTTTTGCTACGCTTGGTACTATGACAACTGGTTCTAGCAATACTGCTATAGGTGCTGGTGCTGGTTCTGTATATACTGGTGCCGAATCCAATAATATATTACTTGGAAATGTGGGTGTTCTTGGGGAATCTAATACTATTCATATCGGTGCTACTCAAACATCTGCTTATATGTCTGGTGTATATGGTGTAACTCCTGCAAATCCTACTCAATTTGTGATAGTGGATTCTGTAACCGGACAATTGGGATCAACTGCAGGAACTCCCGGATCGACGGGCAATAGTATTATCGCAATTTCTTCCCCTGTTAGTAATTTTACGGCCCCTAAATTTTTTTCAATTTCATCGCTTAACCAGAATGGTGTTGCTAGTTCAGCTTTAGCTAATAGTGTCGTGCCTATTGCGGGAACATTGAGTAACTTATATGTAAATGTTATTTCAAATGCAAGTACAAGCAATGATACCTTTACTCTTTATAAGAATAATAGTGCTACAAGTTTAGTAGTAACTATTACTGCATTAACAACAGGAGTATTTTCTGACACAACTCATTCGGTAGCGGTTGTAGCAGGAGATCTTATATGCTTTAATTCATCGCAATCAACTACTGCTAATTGGAGTGGACAGGTTACTTGCAATTTAAATGCGTAGAGCGATATAATAAATAATTATGTGTCCCCTTTAGTCACATGAATCCGCCGTCGCATTGCTATGGCGCGATAAAGAAGCATAATAGCCACTTAGTTAAGGAGACTAACTAAGTGGCTATTTTTTATAAGCAGTACAAACCGCTTCTGAAGTCTATGTTGAATGCGATCTACCCAAGATATAAGAACCAACAAACACAACAACAATCAAAGCTATATAAATAAACTTATCCATTTATGTACTCGATGCCGGTATATTCCCAGATGGGATGATCTTCGTCTTTATTGCGTTGAATATAAACTTCATATTCATTGTCTTTAATATACACGCGACATTGAGTTCCAACGGGCCATTGGTCAAACTCAGATGGGGCAGCGTATCTGGTTATTGTTATACTCATATACTCTCTTGATCCTTTTAATTCATTGAGAACATTTATTGAACATAAAGTATTATATACCCGTATTTCTCAATTGCTTAATTTCCCGGATTCTTCTGATGGAAACGCCATATTTACTTTTTGGGATATCTGCAATCGATTGTATCTTTAATCCTTCAAGAACCTGTGAAGCAATATCTGGATATTCAGCAAGCTCATACTGCAACTCATCCAACTGGTCTTTGCTTACCGTTTCTGCTGATTCTTCTCTTGGATTGTATTTAGTATTAAGAGCTACACCTTTAGCAAATGTTTCTCTTGAAGTGGCTACCGCTTTTTCACCATCATCATCTTCAGCTTCAGCAACAACACCAATAAGTGCCGCATAGTTTATGCGCTTTAAATAGGTGATATAACTGGAGATAGTCTGTATATCATTTTTAGGAGGAACCACACGCATGGTACTTTCTGTCCATTGGCCACTACAATGCATTAAGACAGTATGTAGCATAGTTGAGCCATCAACATTAGTGATAACTTTCTGCGTTACGCTAAGGCCATTTTTAGATAGACAAGGACGAGATACTGATACAATCTCTGCAAGATCAGCATAGCTTGATTTGAAATAAGGATTCTCACTATCCTTTTTTGCAGTAGGCATCTCTGATTGTGCTTTAGCTAAGGCGGTTGCAAGCTCGTTAATATTTTCAGATCTATGTTCTATCTTTGTGTGTTTATTGATAGCTTCAGAAGTAGCAAGCAAAGCATTGAGCTTCTCTTCGTATATTTTGCCTACAAATTCTAATACTTGATTTAAGTTATCCATTATTTATCTTTCTTTAGATTAGGATAATTTTCTACAATTATATTTAATTTTAATCTATTAACATCTCTCGCAGTTTCCATATCTGCATTAATTACTTCAATACCATATTTTGTTTCTGTAACAGCTAAATCAAAATCTATATCTTTTGGATAAAATGCTTTATATGTTTCGCTACTATTATTAAAAGAATCAATGCCGGATTTTATTTCTTTAATTGTTAAATGTATGAAATTATTTAGTTCCATTATTCTCCCTTTAATATATTATTCATTTTTATCAAAATACGGAGAACGGTTTCATTTCCTTCCCGAATAGAAAGTTTATTTTTATTTATTGAAAGAAAAGAAATAAGTTGATCCAGCGATAAATTATTTAAATCTTCAACATTTGTTTCTTTCTTAACACTCCAATTTGCGATGATAACAAATAAACATGCAAAAAAAGCAAACGCTATAAAATATATTATTTCTAATGAAGTCATTATGGTCCTGTAGATAATAGCATCCAGTGTGATACAAATAATAAGTCGTCATCTATCTTATAATACAAAAGGCATATCATACATTTCTTATCTTGAGTACATGTACACATTTCTATTTCCTCTATTGTTTTTATACCTGTTGCCCGATCAAAGGCTTATGGACAGGCAACTCATATTTTTAAGGAGACATGGCCATACAATTTCCATGTCTATATATACTCTACCATATATCTTCGTATTGTCAATTGATTTTAATATACAGTAATATATACTTATAATATATACATAGATCAGTTGGAGATATTATGCAAGAAATAAGAAGTTATCGTGAAATAATGGGACAGCAGTCCGCAGTAAGGCAGCATCTGTTAAAAGACCTGATGGACAAACCAATCTCATGGACAGCTTTGGCTAAGGATATTGGTATATCGGTTATTACCTTAAAGAAATTTGCTATAGATGAGTGCGATATGGATTTCATAATCCTGAATAAAATAAGAAACTATAACTTAAGAAATGAGAAACAATGAAAATAGAATATGAAAAATGTAATCGTTGCAATTTAATAGCTAATGAAAATCAAAGATGGATAGCATATAAATTTATTAATGATGATAATGAACCAACTGTACTTTGCATAAATTGTTATAAATTATTTGAGAAATTAAGAAAAAATACATATGAGAAAATGTTAAAAGAATTTTGTGAAAAACAATGAAATGGATAAGTGTTAAAGATAGATTGCCTGATTTGAATGAATTTCCTAGTGGTTATAAATCATCAAATTCATTATTGGGATATGATGATGGTTTTTATTCGATAGTGGAATATACGGGTGATAACATTTGGCGTGATGAATATTCAAAGATGACTATAGTAACCCATTGGATGCCTTTGCCACCAAAACCAGAGACAGTTGATTAATTCCTAGCATTCAGTATAATCTTACAGATTTGCGAATGATTGTACTTCGTGAATCACCGAAATAACTACACTAAATAAAAAGACCGCTTTTTTAAGGCGATCTCAATATTTTTACCAGACTCTAGTACTATTCCAACCGTGCTTAGAGTGTAACGAAAGAATGTTTATGAAACATACAAACAACAAACAACACGAGGTGATAATTAAAACTATCAAACACGAGGTGAATGTATGTTAAATAATAAACGTTTTCCGCGTTATGTCAACAGTTCTCAAGTAAAAGATTGTATTCCACTTAAACAAATACAAGATAATCCCCGTGCAGAACTTTCTAAATTGACAAGAAAAGAATTAGATGTTCTTATTTTTATATTATTTATTAATAATAGACACCCCGATATATATCCCCGCCAAGATACTATAGCTAAGTTCGCCCATTGTTCATTGAGATGGGTTAATAGTACCATCGCCAAGCTCGTTTCTTTAGGTCTTATTAATAAGATATACCGTGCTAATAAAAGCTGCCTCTATAGAGTATCCTCATGGTTCACAGAAACTGATGTTAAAAGAAGAATAATCGACATCTTACCCGTACTTAAAATCATCCCTCTTATGTTTCTCATAGCCATCGATCCAATGGTCAGATATGGGGCCTCTTCTTACGATATCTTTAAAGGAGATATATATATAACAAACAAACAACAATCATCTTTGAATTATGTACCACGTAGTAATGGAAAAATAGTAAAAAAAGGAAAAGTTATGTCACTTGCAATCAGGTTGGCTGGAAAGTGGGGTTGTTCGTTAGAAGAAACAGCTGTGTTGGAGTCGTATTCTGATAAAATTCTGGAATATGCTGACAAACAGATGTTGAAAACAACGGGAATAACCAACAAAAGGGCTTACTTTTTATCTATCTGCAGAAACCAATCGATTACCAAACCAAAGACCAATAACTTTTCAAGAAGTGATTCTGATAATACATCAACAAAAACGCCTATCTATAATGCATATATCAAGCCTGAAGAGCAAAGCCAAGAACAGATAATAGATCGACTCCAAACCCATAAAGAATGGCGGAATAAGCGAGATCAATATCTCAGAGATATTTCGGGTAATGATTGATCTTTCCATTCTGTTTTTATATATTTAAAACGTATTTCATTGCGATAGCCAAGACTGTGAAAAGGTAAGCTCGTGCCAATGCTTTTCTACGGAGCAAATAAACAATTACGTAGATGTGAATGGTTAGATTCCATTTCGACAATGAAATACACATAATAATATCCCCATTGATATTCCACTTCTTATTTTCTATCTTATCGGTATCCTACTTCTCCTCGAGCGGAGTTTATCCTGAGCTCGTCGAAGGAGCGGGACGAGTCTATCTCTAAACCGAAAACGCCGCCGCATGAAGCTATGGCGGTTTGAAAGAGTATATGAATTCATTGAAAACCGACATAGCCTTGGCGAAGTCGTTCAGTTATATTATTACCGGTGATCCAACACCATTAGCCAGACCAAGATTTGCAGGACCATCCAGACATGTCTATGATTCACAAAAGATATTAAAACACTCAATCATCCATCAGCTTATTAATCAACATGCTGGGCGTAAGCTATTTGCTGGAGCATGTCGTCTTGATGTTATCTTTTATCTACGTATACCTAAGACATCAATAACACGGATGAAGACTTTACAGGGGCAATATCATGTGTTTAAGCCTGATCTTTCAAATTTAATAAAATTTGTGGAAGATGTTGCATCTATGCGTGATATGGATGATAATGAAATTTTAATAAAAGATGATTGTATAATATCCAGCATTAGTGCCAAGAAGATATATGATCTTAATCCAAGAACTGAATTCACTATTACCGAGTTAATATGACCGAAGTAAAAAAGACTATTAGTAAAGCCAAAAAGAATAGCATTGAATCAAGCAAAGTTGCAAAAAAGACCTTCTTTGATTACTTAGACACTTTTACCTTTAAGATGAAACCTATTTCTGAAGACTCTTTAGATAAATTGGCGGAAGAATTAGTCAGATGGGCTGTAAATGATGATGACGCTTTGAAATTAAGTCAGTTTTATATTAAACATGGTTTTTATGATTCTGATTTTTATAATTGGTGTGCAAGAAATAAGAATTTAGAGATTGCACATAAGACTGCCATGATAGCTATTGGAAATCGTAGAGAAATTGGGGCTATTAAACGCAAATACGATTCTGGCACTATTAATACTTCCATGTCTATATACGACAAGCAATGGAAAGAATTGGCTGAATGGAAAGCAAATCTTAATAAAGAAAAAGAACAAGTCGAACAGAAGATCATAGTAATTGAACGATTCCCTGAAAGTGATAAATAATGGATGGTTATTTAATTTGCCAAGGCTGTCTCGTTATTCTCGCTAGAGTTTATCAACGGTCAAAAAGTCAGATGGTCCCCTCTGACTTCATAGGCTGCCAAAGAGAAAATAAATGCTTTTTACAACCGCAGTCAATATCCTCTGAAGGTTCTGCTGTAGAAATTTCTGTCTTAAAGGGAAGTGGTAATTTAATCATTCAACATCTATCTAAATCTTATAGAGAAGAATAATGACATTAGAAGACTTTTTTGTATTAGATCTAAAAAATAGACAAGAAGAGCGTAAGAAGAAGACAGTAAAATTATCTGATCATGAAGCCGAGCAACGAGCCATTGGAATAGATGAATATAGAAACGAAGATCCATCTTAACCGCTTTAAGCCTAGACCTTTCCAACTCAAGCTTTGCCAAGCTCTTGAGAATGACGGTTTTAAGAAGATACTCTGTATCTGGCCGCGTAGGGCTGGTAAAGATATTACTGCTTGGAACTTAATGATTCGAGCAGCTATTAGAAGAGTAGGAGTCTATATGTACTGCCTACCAACTTTTCGACAGGCTAGACTGGTTATTTTTGATTCCATTACCAATAATGGCGAGCGTTTTTTGGATTATATTCCTAAGGAGCTTATCGAATCGGTGAACCAACAAGAGATGAAGATCAAGCTCATTAATGGATCAATGATCAACATGATCGGCAGTGATACGTATGATACCTCTCTTGTGGGAACTAACCCGCGAATGGTTGTTTTTAGTGAGTACGCTTTAGCTGACAGCAGAGCTTTGCAGTTCGTTAGACCAATTCTTAATGCTAATGGCGGTACAGTTATTATCTTATCAACACCACGGGGACGTAATCATCTGTGGGAATTATATAATATCGCTAAAGAATCCCCCGATTGGTTTTGTTATAAGCTAACTCTTGAAGATACTCAACATATATCCTGGGAAGAAATACAGCGTGAGGTTGCCTCAGGAGAGATCTCTGAAGACCTTGTAGCCCAGGAATATCTAACAAGCTTTGATCTTGGTGTAGAAGGTTCTTATTACACTAAATACATAGATAAACTTAAACTGAACAACCAGATAACTATAGTTCCGTATGAGAATGCATTCAAGGTCCATACCGCATGGGATCTTGGTCTTTCTGATAAGACTACTATTATCTTCTATCAAACTATTGGTCAAACAATACGTATCATTGATTACTACGAAAACAAAGATTATGGGCTTGATCATTATGTGAAGATAATCCAAGGTATGGGTTATGTTTATGGTAAGCACATAGCGCCTCATGATATAATGGTTCGTGAATGGGCGGCTGGTGCAGTTACCCGTTTTGATAAAGCGCGTCAGCTTGGTGTTACTTTTACCGTTGCTCCTAATATTCCCGTTGAAGATGGTATCGAGGCTGTAAGATCTATGTTCAGTAAATTATGGATAGATGAAGTTAAATGTGCCCAGCTTATTAAAGCTATTGAATCTTATAGGCGGGAGTTTGATAGTAAGAAGAAAGTATATAAAGACCATCCTCTACATGATTGGTCTTCAGATCCTTGTGATGCACTACGTATGCTTGCAGTATCATTGCCTAAGACACGTGATGGTCTATCACCTGAAGCATTAGAACAACGTTATCAAGAAGCAGTTTATGGTGTACAATCGAACCAAGCACCGTTTTTTAGAGATGATTTACCGGAGTATTGATTATGAGTGATTTATTCATAGAAATTCTAAAATTAACGCCTATTTTCTTAATTATAATTTTTATTATTTACGAAGTCGTTAAGCATAATAATGAAATGAAAGCTCTAAATAAATATTGGGATGATAAGATGGAATATGCTTTGAAGCGGCTTGATATTGCTTTAGAAACTCATATAGACTTATTACAACTCGCAGCTGAAGAATTAGAGAATAAAAAGGAATAGAATTTCTAAATATGATTTACCGGAGTATTAAATATGACAGAAGCTAAAATGAAATATCTATGTTTATTATTACCATTTTTTCTTTGTGCATCAGAAAATAAAGAGCCGATTCCCAAAAAGCCTTCATTAGTACGAAGAGATCGAGTCTACTTTGGCTCTTTTGAGGGTATTCCCATTGAGCAGATACTGAAAGAAAAAAGACCTAGAATAGTTGTTTCACATCCTGGAAAAGAAGAAGAGAAGAAAGAATGAAATGGATAAAATTCGAAGAACAGATACCTTCTATCGATGGTTATTCTTATCTTGTGGCTGGGTATGAATTCTTTGGCATAGCAACCTGGAAAAATCAAAGTGGATGGCAAGAAGTTTATATGGGAGATTTCCCCTTCGGTCCGAGATTTTATGAAAAAGATACGATAGATGGAACCAGAGCCATTATTAAATATTGGTGTGAATTGCCGGAGTATCCAGAATGAAAATGAAATGGATTAGTGTTAAAGATAAATTGCCTGATGAAAATGTATGGGTTTTATTATATGATAAAAAAAGTATCGTAATTGGCAGATTATATTTTTCAATTATGAAATGGGAAATATTAAATCATAGTACTACTAATGAAATTATATTTAAAAAAGACCGGGTATCTTTTTGGATGCCATTACCCGAGAAGCCAGAATGAAATGGATAAGTCGGTTATTCTAGATTAAAGATTATTAGTTTTGCTATTTCCTTAACAACGGGAACGGCTATACTGTTACCAAAAAGAAAATTGTACTTAGGTAAATAAAATAGTGCTGTACTATATATTACTACAAATGGAGTCGAACCATTCACAGCTCATATTTGTTTAATTGTTTTGAGCCCATCGATACAAGCCGATCGCATTTTCCCGGTCACGAACATTTTCATATACATTCCAGCACTAAATTGAGTATATCTTGTACTTGATTCCAACTCTACATAATTCTACACTATCGTTTAAATACTAGTCTGGGTTTTCACTCCTCTCTTTTCCCGGGCTAGTTTAATAAGTAGAGATTAGTTACAGAAAGGTACTGCCATCATATTCCCTCAACTTGGCCCTGAATATTATGATGAACGTGATCGTGGTATTTTAGCCCGAATACAAACTTTTTATGCAGAGTCTGTCACAATTAACCAAGCATTCTGGCAAGAAGCTGATACCGATACTCGTTACGAGGCAGGCGATCAGTCTTTCTTTAATGATCTTTATGGTAATCTTCCTGCAAACCGCAGAAGACAATTTAACTTCAATAGAATAAAACCCGTTATAAATATGATATCCGGTTACCAACGACGTAATCGTAAATCAACCATCGTAACTCCAATAGAGAATGGTGACGCAGAAACTGCTGACCAATTCACTAAAGTTATGATGCATATCGATAGAACTGAAGGTGTTCTTGAAACAATATCAAGTTCTTTCCACGGTTCTCTCGTTACGGGTATGAACTTACTTTATGTCTGGAATGATCTTAGATCAGATCCCGTTTCAGGTAATATCAAAGTTGATAACTGTTCTTATAATAGTTTTCTTATTGATCCCTATTTCCGTAAAATGGATCTTAGTGACTGTCGCGGTATATTACGCCGTCAATTCATGAACAAGCGCCAGATTATCTCAATACTTCCGCAATATGCTGATGAGATATTGGCCCTTATGACCCATGATTCTGGATCTGGTCGTGACGGTAAATTCCAGTTTATGCCTGAATCATATTCATGGTCAGTTAATAACTTGCTTACTTACGATGAGTTCTGGTACCAAGATTTCCGCGAGCAGCGTGTTCTTGTAGATTCTGAAACCGGTGAATCTATGGAATGGACCGGTAAAGACGAAGAAGCTCTCAAAATGTATCTTCAGATGTATCCACAAGTTACGGTTGTTAAACAAGATATCCCAACCGTTCGCTTAGCGATTGTTGTTGAGAATAAAGTCTTTTACCATGGACCAAATCCATTAGGGATAGATAAATATCCATTCGTTCCTGTGTTTTCTTATTACAATCCACAAATGCCTTATATGCCTTACAGGGTTGCAGGCGTAGTTCGCGGACTAAGAGATGCTCAGTATCTTTATAATAGACGCAAAGCTATTGAGCTCGATATCTTAGAATCACAAATAAACTCTGGATTCAAATATAAAGAGAATGCACTTGTTAATCCAAAGGATATATTTTTAACGGGTCAGGGACGTGGGCTTGCTCTTAAAGAAGAAGCCATGATGACAGATGTTGAACAAATAATAGCTCCACAGATTCCACCATCAATGATCGAGCTTTCTAAGATTCTTGCTGATGAAATTCAAAAAATATCTGGTGTAAACGAAGAATTACTCGGCGCAGCGGTTGATGACAAGGCTGGCATTCTAAGCATGCTTCGCCAGGGCGCCGGACTTACCACTCTCCAGGTATTATTCGACAATCTAGACTATGCTCAGAAGCTCTTGGGCCAAGTCATGATCGATATTATTCAAGCTAATTATATGCCTGGTAAGATTAAGAAGATTCTTGAGGGCGCTGAACCAACTGCACAGTTTTATAATAAAGCTTTTGGTAAATATGGTGCAGCGGTTGAAGAAGGGTTTAACACAACCACTCAACGTCAAATGCAATTCGCGCAACTCTTACAGCTTAAAGAAGTTGGTGTGCCTATACCTAATGATCAATTGCTTGAAGCGTGTACCTTGCAGAATAAGAAACAACTTATCGAATCTATTCAGAAAGCCGAGCAACAACAACAACAGATGCAACAAGCTCAAATGCAACAACAGATGGAAGTTCAAAGATCTCAGATCGAACTTGCCAATTCACGTGCTATGGCTGATCAAGGTCTGTTTGTTGAACGCACAAGTCGCGTTGAAGAGAACCGTGCTCTTGCTGTACAGAAACTATCTGAAGCCAATAAGAATGATGAACAAGCATTGCTTGAGAAAGTTAAGATACTTAAAGAGATTGAAGATATGGACATTGGTCATATTGAAAGACTTCTAGCTATTGCTAACTCTCTTAAACTTGCAGAGCAAGCAACAGTGCAGAGTCCAGAGCCATTGCAACCCAACACTCAGCCAGCGGCTCCCGTGCAACCTATGGTCGCTGGCGCTCCATCCCGCGCTCAAGCTATGGATGGCAGGCCTAACCCTCAACCCCTAGGATAAAACTATGTCATTTATTTCATTGATAGAAACTATTGCAGCAAATTTAAACCCATCAAATATTTCAGAGTTTATAACTCTTACTGAGAATCTAGTCTCAATTGGTGAATCTGTTGTAAGTGAAATTGAATTGGTAGCAAAACCTGTAGCAAAACCATTACCGGGAACTACTCCGAATAGCTAATCCTCCTACGCATTATATGCTACGGCGGGACAAGAAAATATATCTCTAATAGTTAGAGGTTTACCCTTGCAGCCCTTATGGGTGTTTGCAGTTACTAAGAAAGGGCTACTATGGCCAAAAGACATTACGAATCAGGAGCACGTGTTGCTCACGCCAAAGATAAATTTAATGACGAAATTAAGAACGATAAAGGTTCTTACAAAATGGATCCACGCAAGCCATTAATGGATGAATATTACGCTGGCTCAGGCGCACGTCGTCGTCAAGAGCTAGAAGATGGTGGCATGATCCATGAAGATCATTCAGCTATCGCTAATCTTCCACAAAATGTGATGATGAAGCCTTATCCAAAAACTGGACCTTATATGCCTGAAGATTTAGATGATAGAATCGAAGGCGTTGATCGTCAAATGAATTATGATGATAAACAACGTGCAGCTCATTTTTTTCCAAAAAAAGTTTAAGTACTTATTTAGGATTAATATGGCACCAGCTATGGTTCGTGATTTAGATAATAAAGCCACTAAGATTGCTTTTAAGATTCTTGGTAAACCGCAGAATATGCAAAGCCAAGAGACTAAGAAGGAATACGAGATCGAAAAGCGTTTAGCTTATGAAGATACTCGATTAGTGAGATAGAACTTCCTTTTGTTGTAAGGCGGGGGGTTTAATCGAGATATTTACCCCCGTCTTATTAATGGAGATATAATGGAATTTAAGGTATATGCAGCAAACTACATCGACCCGATAACTAATGTCGATCCACGTAGAAAGCAAGAACTAACAGACGCACGTATGATACAAGAAGATCATACCGCTATGGCTAATCTTTCAGGTCGCGTTATTAATAAAGAATTTAACGTCTGGAAATACCCAGAACGCTTAGCAATGTATAATCAAAATACTGGTAAAAAATTAAGTAGCGATTGGTAGATCATGAGAAAAGAAGAAATAAAAGATAAAAAGCTTATGAAGTCTATTAAAGACGCTCATAAAGAAAAAATGCCTAAAGCTCCTAAAAAAGATAAAAAGAAGCCAAAAGGCGAAGCTAAAGTTGAAAAAGTAATGCATGAATACAAAGAAGGTAAATTACATTCAGGATCTAAAAAAGGACCTGAAGTAACTAACCCTAAGCAAGCTGTAGCGATTGCATTATCTGAGGCGAGAAAATCTGGCGCTAAAATACCCAAAAAGAAAAAATAAAAAGATTTCATTCTCCTTTTTTTATTACTTGACCCATGAGACCTAAAAAATCTCGTGGGTTTTTATTTATCTTATTATTTGTTAATATGCATTCACTTTGGTGAGGGGTGTGTAAGTATAACCACAATACTACTGTGATTCCCCCTTACCATTTTCTAATCTAAAGGATTTTATGATAGTTAAGCATGTTGGTAATAGTGAAAAAGATCGTGAAATCGCGCTTAAAGAATTAGGTTTGCCCGAAGATTTCAAACCAAAAACAATAGAAGATTATAATAAAATATCGCGCAAGATGATAGAAATAAGAAGAAATTGTGATAAGCATAATCATATTACAAGAGATGTATCAATCTCTCAGATATTTAAAGAAATTAGACCCTGGAAATTGAGTAAATTAGATGAAGCGTAAAACAGTTGGCCAAGAGTCTTTAGAACTTAGCCAAAAAACACCTGATAATATAAGCGTATTAGAGCAACAAGAGGCAATGCAACAAGATTATATGAAGAATCTTTTGGAAATTATCGATACTGCATACGATAAATATCCTGAGAGTTTTTTTGTAGAAGTTATTACCAAGAACGAAAAATTAATGCCCAATGTATTTCGCAATTATTTTGTCGATCGCTCTACGTGCCCTACCCCAAATTACGATCAAAGTGTTTATAGATATAATAAAGTAGCTGGTCAGATAGAATACATCTGGACTATACCGTCACGCGATGCCACAGCGCATCTTGTTGATAACCAACTCATAGTTCATAAAGACGAAAAACAACTTACTGAATTCTGTGTTATGTTCGCTAAAGGCGAATTATTTAAACTTATGAAGAAATTAAATGGCGAAGCCCCCGATTCACCCATTCTAGCTTAAGGAGCCCGATGAGTTTTGAAATTAAATATAACCGTGATGGCGAAGTAATAAAAGACAAATCACAAGAATTGCATATAAATCAAGTAGCAGAACAGCAAGCGGTGTTAGATATTCAACCAAAAGTAATGGAAAACACCCTGGATATACAACCAGAAAACTTACAACAGATCTTAACGCAACAAACTATCCAGGATAATCCGGAATCAGAATCTGAATATTCAGGGACGGAGATCGAAGAAACTCCGGTTCAACAAGCGCGTAAAACTCCAGCCGATAGCTTTAGGGAATTGAGGCTCAAAGCAGAACGAGCAGAAAAAGCAGAGCGTGAACGCGACGAAATGATGCGCAAGTTATATGAATATGAAAACTATAATCAGAACTCAAAACAAAAACAGATGCGGATAGAATCACCTATAGAAGAAGAACTCTCTGTAGCCGCTGATGACCTTGTTGAGGGTAAGCATCTAAGTAAAGTAGATAAAAAAGTTCGTCAATTAGAAGAACAACTTAAGGCTTATCAACAACAAACTGCTACAGCAACAACTGAAGCTAGACTTAAGGCACAATACGCTGACTTTGATAAAGTTGTCTCTAAAGACAACATAGAGATGCTCGCTTATACTTACCCCGAATTAGCGAATGCACTTAACTCAACATCTGATCTTTATAGTAAAGCAGTTAGTGCTTATATGATGATAAAGAATACTGGTGTCTATAAAGAAGAGACTTTTATAGCCGAGAAGAAACGCGTGCAAGAGAACGCCGCTAAGCCACGATTATCTCCTGCGGTATCTTCAGCACAGCAAGGTGAATCTCCTTTAACTAAGGCCAGCATGTTCGCTGATGGATTAACTCCACAGTTACAAGAGCAACTGCGCCGCGAAATGAATGAGATTAGAAAGGCAAACTAATGAAAATATTCGGAAAACTTCATTATGATGATTGTGGTGATAGAATAAGACAACTTGAGAAAGCATTAGAATTATCTATGCGCCAAAATATTGATTTCTCTCGAGATTTATTGGAACTTTCCTGCAAATTAAAAACTGTCACTTTAAATAAACATGTTGTTTGTTGCTCCGAATGCTCAGAAAAAAAAGAAGTTGAAGCTTTAATAAATTCAGTGCTAGAATAGTGCGCATTGTGTGTTCGATAACGCACGCTTTTAGGCACAATATGCCAATGGTAGTTTTGTTCGCTCCTCTTCTACCATTGGCTAATTTTACCTCATTAAAACTTCATTGAATGATCTTTTAAAATATTTTTAAAGTGAGCTTCTCCTGCCTTAGCGATAAATGCTCGAGCATCGATACTGCATGCAGCTGGAAATCCCATCTCATTATCAGGACAAGTTGCATTCTTATGGACACAATCAATAAACATAGTTTGAGATAATTGGGTCTCATATTCATTTTTGGCACGAAGCTGATCATTCTTTTGATGTACAGTCGGCCATACATGGGGTTGTGCCTTATATACGAGCCACCCAATTCCAGTAATTGCAGCCGTTAATACAACAGCGTGGGCATTAGCCTCAAGACCATGAGCAATAGCTTCAGAACCAGATTGTATAGTTTCTTTTAGCCCTTCTATATTTGCACCCATCTCCTCAGCAGCGGTTTTTATGGATTCACCATGCGCTATAAGGCCAGTGGCCACAGTTCCAGCGGCTAAACTACCAGCTTCTTGAAGACCTGCTTTTATAATCTTCGATTCTTTTTTTGCATCAGGCCAAAACCAGTTTCCTGAATGAAGATGTGCAAATGAGATAAATATTATCCATAAAGTGACCATGCGAGTCCTTTTAATTATTTTAAAGTTCATTTTTTTCATATTTATTTATTTTGTTAAAGATTAATATTAATAACCAGACAGAAATAACAATTAATGCGCAGTATTGTGTATGTGTTAGATCTAATTGAACCTTAATTACATAAGCTAATAGAGATACGCATGAATAAAGTAATATTCTGTTCATGGTAGAAACGGGATTGATGCACCAAAAGCGAATGCTCCAATGGATGCAGCTTCTACTAAAGCCATAGCCCCAGCAACAGACCCTGTGGTTCCTACAGCAGCAGCAGTTCCTAACATGGCTAGTTCTGTGGCAGCAGCTGAACTCGCAATAGCCCCAGCAGCAATAGTTGCCCCGCTAGTTGCCATAGCTGAACCAAGTGCTGTTCCAGATATACCCACGACTCCTGCAGTAAGTGCACCACCGGTACCCATAGCCGCAACAGTTCCACCACCCAATGCAGCCGCGGCAGCTCCACCAGTAGCAACAGTAGCAGCACCAAGAGCAGCAGCAGCACCGCCGTAACAGGTAGTTTTCGTCAAGCCATAAAGAAACCATCCAGTTACGGGACCCTTCCCTTTACCAGCAAAGACATTTCCCGAACATAATAACGTTAAAGAAAGTAACGCAATTCGAATTGTCATAAAGACTCCTCATATTAATAGTGTTTTTAATTACATTATTAAGAATAATACATAAATAAACACATTACAATGTGTTGCGTTTTTGTTGTTTTGAGTAATCAATGTGTTGCAATTTTGTTGCGCTAAACCTGTAAATAGTTTTTTGATTGTTTATTTAAAGTAACTATTCTAAACTTAGTGCGTGTACCAATCTGAAAGGTTGTTCATGAAAAGATTATACTTTGTATCATCTATCTTATTTCCTTCCCTCGTTTTAATGGCAGCACCGCATCCAGAAATAAAAATACATAAAGAACAGGATATCTTTATCCAAGTTGGCGACGAACATCTTTATAATCTCAAAGAAATAATCGCTGAGCTTGAAGAACATCCAAATATCATCGAAGAACAACCAATTGAACAACCCCCATTAACTTGTAGACAACGTTTAGCTAAAAATAGAAATGCCTTAATAATTGCTGGAGTGTCGTTGGGATCGGCTACTATAAGTGGTGCAGTTGCTTTGATAGTTCATTTTACTGCGCAGAGATAGATAGTATACTGCTAATGTAACTAGCAACAAAAGGATAGATTGTGAAAATGTTTAAAATTTGTTCGGACTGCATAAAAGATTTACAAGGTCTTCGGTCGAGAGAAGAATCTAAATATAGAAGTTTATTATATCGACCTTCTTATATAAATTGTCCTAATAGACCTAGATGTTTTGATCAACCTGAACGTAGTAAACAAGAAGATATTGATGAATTGGAAAAAAGAAAAAGAACATCAACCAAATAAAAGAGAATCTATCATATTTATAGAATACTCTGGAAAAATACATGCAGGCATATGGGAAGACCAAGTTTTCTTTCGTTATGATGAAGATGGAATTAATCCTATTCATGGTCCGGAAGTAGAATGGTGGATTGCACTTTCTGAAATCCCATTTCATTTTACTGCTCAAAGATAGATAGTTATTTTCTTTTTCGGTTTAATAGATTTTCTTGGTGTGATATCCATCTGCAATTTCCTGGTGCATAATTTCCATCATTGTCTATGCGATCAAGTTCCATATTTTCAGGACGCTCACCCATGTCAGCAATAAAATTATTAAACTCTAGCCAAATCTCGCATACCTTTATTCCTCTTGCGCCATAATGTTTATAATTTGTATTATTAGGATTAGTACAACGTTGTATCATAGACTCCCACGTGGTATAAGTTTTACTATGAGCCATTTTATGTTTAGTTGAGCCACATGTTCTGCATGCTAAAGAATCTCCGAACCTGAGCCTTATAGCTTTTTGTGTTCTTACGAAACCGCATTCACATTGAACTATATAAGTTTTCCTTTTTTCTTCTGTTTTTATTTCTTGAACTATTGTCCATTTGCCGAATTTGTCACCAGATTTTATTTCTTGAGTTTTATACATACATTTTCTACAAGAAGTTGATTTGGCTGCCTTTAGAATTTCTTCTCTTACTAAAAATATTGCCCCACAAACACATCTACATTGATATAATTTTCGATCTTTTATTCTTTGATTTTCAGATATTATTTGCCAATTTCCATGCTTTGATCCAATTTCAAACATTGTTTTTCTTTCATTGTTTATGTTATTATTCTTACGGCGCAAAGAGGCCATCGCCACCCTCAATAAAGACCCATCGTACGCAAATCGGGATTCGTACTCCGATGACGCAATGTTAGCCTCGTCAGCTTATAGTGTATCATCTTAGGATGATTTTGTAAAACAAATAACTATAAGGAAAGCTTATGTCAATAACGACTACCAGCTCTTTGCCAGCCCCTGTGCAGCAATCCTTCAGCTATAAATTGCTGAGTGTTCCAGTTCCGAACATGATCCATTAATAACACTTGTGGATGTAAAATCTTCTCTGATTGAGGTGGAAGCGCTAACGAATAAGACGAGCGTGACACTGCGGAAGCACACGCACCGTAACAGACTGAGCGAGAAGACGCCTAAGGGCGATGCGACAGTCGGGTCTTTATGGAGACATAGAGAGTTGGGAATAACAAGACCAACCGCCTAGTAATAGGTCTTAAAGTAACAGTTTGAAGATCCCTGCCATGAAGAAACAGATGCCCCGTAATGGTGGTACAACTCTTCGTATGCGTAGGTACAACCCATTAAACACAGCGATGGTTCCACTAGGGAACTCAGGTGTTACTCCCCCGCCACAAAATCTAACTGCCGTGGATAGACTTTATGTCCACGTTAAATCTTCTCTGATAGACTTGGAAACCGTAGTATACTGTTAGAAAAGTATAACCGGCAACAAGGGGCAAGATTATGGAATTAAATTGGATAGATCCGCGAGATAAATTACCCGATGAAGGGCAATTGGTAATTTTGAATCATGAAGGGCATAATTTTTATATTGCCACTTATAAAAAGCATGAAGATTATCAAAATGGAATTTTCGTTTTAAATGAAGAAGATGATTTTATTCCATGTAAGCTTCGGAAATGTGATTATATCCCGATATCCAATTCAAATGATATATTCAATAATCAGCCTGAACGTAGCAAGCGAGAAGACTTAGACTGCAATAATTGCAAAGAAATTGTTAGGTTGATGAAATATGAATTATCTCCCAAAACATTAGCACTTATTGATATATCTAAGATGCGGTGCTCTGAACATTGTGGAAACACAGTGAGGGAAGCTAGATAAACTTCCTCGCCTAGAGAAATCTAGGTCACAAAAGTAACAGAATTGATAGATGCTAAGATTTCGTTTTATGGAACGTACGTGACCATCAATGAACAAGTCACGCTACAGAACCAAGACCCTAAAATGGATGGGGTCTATAAATTTTCTCTGATTGACTTGGAAGCCTACGGCATTTGCTAAGGTGACAGGGGCCAAGGATGAGATTTAAACATTATGTTTCATAGGATGAAGATGCCAGCGAGAATTAAGTTTACGAATAGATTCAAGACACTCTTGACGAATAGCTATAGCTTCAGCAGAAAGCTTATTGCTACCCAATTGCGTGTTATAGGTCTTTCTGAATTTAATCATGATTTCGCATTGTTCTTTTTTGATAACCAAATATGGAAGCAATTGTTCGCACAGATCCAACAAGCGATCTCCGGTAGCTGTCCAAGTGAAAACTTCTCTCTCGAACTTTCTGCTAGAAGTGGATCGACAATGAGCAGAAGAAGTTCCACTAAAAACAGTGTCAATCCAATCGAGCAATCTTACATCAGTGTTATCGATTTTAAGGAGCCCTCTATAATGTTCAGTGACGTAACCGTCACCAGCTTTCTTGGGCAACTTACACATAAAGAAACAACCTTCTCCATCGACAATTCCAGCCATATAAGCAAGATCAATTGGTCTGTATTCGGCAGGAACATAATCTTTAGATCTTTTATAGTATTTTCTTCTTTCTTGCATAGTATCCTTAACAAAGTTAAGCAGTATTACTATATAAGTATAAATGAAGCAGAACTATTTGTCCAGGCTGAACGACTAAGTGAGAAAACCCTATTTAGGGATGCGATAGTCTGACCTCCAATCGAAAGTTGGAGAGGTGAATCCGAAGAGGTTTGCCCGCCTAGAAATAGGTCACAAAAGTAACAGAATTGGTCCTTAACGAATGTGCTGCACGTCTTGGTGTTTCTCTTCGTCAAACCGAAGATCAACTTACACGCGATATGTTAGCTTCTACAGCTTCATTTATCAACTGTACAGGTGGTGTTAATGGCGATGTTCCTACTGAAATTACACGTTCTGATGTTGATACTATTGTTCGTGCATTGTTAAACAACAACGCATACACAATTATGGATAACATCGAGGGTAAACTCTTTGCCCTCATTAAATTTTCTCTGATTGACTTGGAACCCGTAGCGTAAGAGCCGGAAACAGGGCGGAAGGCACAAGCCACCGTGAGAGACTGAGTGAGAAAACACCGAAAGGTGATGCGACAGTCCGAACTCTAGAGGAAACCTAGAGAGATAGGCAGAAATGACTTATCCGGTAGAATTAAATTCTATTTGTAACAAAATTTGGAAGATAAATTTGGTACAGCTCCTGTTCGTGATGCGTACTTCGCATTATGCTCAACACAGCTTACTGGTAACTTAGATAACGTCGCTGGCTTTATCCAAAAGAACCAATATCCTGCACCTATGAACGCTCTTCGTTCAGAATGGGGCGCAATTGGGAACCTTCGTTTCCTTATATCATCTATTGGTTCAGTATCTGCTAATGCTTCATCTCTTGGCGCAGATGTGTATAACATCTTCTGTGTTGGTATGGAAGCTTATGCATGTATTGAGCAAGATGGTTATAGCGCAAGCTTTATTTATCGTCCACCTATATATGATGGCCCATTGGCGCTTAATGCTTCAGTTGGCTATAAATTCGCTGAAGTGCCACGCATCACTAACGATCTGTGGGTATTAAATCTTCGCGCAACACTAGCTTAAGGAGAAGACATGGACGGAACTATACTCGGACAAGGTTCATTTGTAGCAAATTTCACTGGTTTGGTTAACCCAAATGATGGAATGGCTTCAATTGGCCAATCAAATTCAACAATTATCGCTATTCCTAGTGGTGCTGATTGGGTAAAAGTTAGTAACTATACTCAATATGGTACGGTAGGTGCTGCTGGCGGTGCATATTTCAATGGAACAGCAAACGCTAACGTTGGTTATGAATTCTACTGGCAGCGTGGAATGGCTCCAGGAACTGGTCTTGTGAGCTATAAAGCTTCAGCAAGTGCTGTTGGCTCTGTAGACTCCATGGTGTCTGGCGGATTTACTCTTTATGATCCATCTGGCCAATCAAATGGTGCACAACCATTACTTGGACCTGCAGTAGCCACAACTGCTACTACTAACGCAACGCGACCTGTAGTAAGTACTGGAAACACAGCAGGACTTTTTGTTGGATCAGTAGTGCGTTTAAGTAAAACCGCGCAAACAGATGTCAATGGTATTGATATGGTAGTAAGTGCAGTTACTGCAAACACAAGCTTCGAGCTTTTATTTGCTAATAACGCATTAGCTACCGCACCAGGTGCAATTGGTGGTGCAGGGTTCTATCGTATTGTTAATAATGGTAACAGTGCGTTATTTTATCCACGTCGTAGAGTTGTTACAAACATCTCTCGTGCTGTTAATGCTGTAGTAAGTACTTCAATTGCACACGGTTTAACCTGTGGACAAGAAGTTCGCTTCAACATTCCTGCAGTTTCTGGAATGATTCAGTTGAATCCTAATCCATTAAATAACTACTTCCCTACTGGTTCAAGCGTCGCTGCCATTGTAGTAAGTATTATTGATGATTACGATTTCACTATCAATATCGATACTACTGGTTATACAGCATTTACTTATCCAACCATTGCTCAACAGCCAAGTTCTTTCCCAGAAGTTACTCCTTTTGGTGAAGATACAGCTACTGCTCTGGTTACAACTGGATTGGTTGTTCCTACTATTAATGGTCAACAAATCTTTAACACTAACACAGGTATTTTAGCTGATTCAACAGTTAACACTGGATTCCTTGGAATGATCCTTGGTAATGGTGGAAACGGTCTTGAATTAACTACTCCTATCTTAGGACCTTCTGGCTCTGTGGCCTGGTCTGCAGGTAACGCTGGTACTGGTGACACCATGTATTGGTTAGCTGGTAAATCTACCTACGGTGGGTTATAAGATATAAGATAATTCGAAAGAATTATTATTAATGTGCCATGTGCAGGGGGCCTAAAAATCCTCTGCACGATTACTAACAACGAAAGAAAACTATGGCTAAACAAGCACAAAGCGGAATTACTTCAACATCAGCATCAGCTCCAGTAGCTCCAGCAATAAAACCTAATTACAAATATTTACGTGATAAAGACCGTGAAATAGTAAAAGGTATATTTAGGTTCCATGAAGTTCCAGGTGGACAGATGGAGTTCAGTTTTAAGAAATGGAAAGAAGATCAAGTAGAGAACTTTAAACTACAAGATGGTGAAATATATTCACTGCCACTTGGAGTCGCTAAGCATCTCAATAAAGATTGTTGGTATCCAGTGCATTCTTTTATGATGAATGAAAGTAATGTTCCTACCATGAAAGTGAACCAGAAAGTAAGACGTTGTTCTTTTCAATCTCTAGAGTTTGTAGATATTGAAGATCTTGCTCCTGCCGGACAATCAATAATTATGGTAGAATCACTGTAGTTTACAGAGGTAACATATGACAATTCTTGCAATTCCATTCCCTACTTTTCAGCCGTCTATGCGTATTATAGAGGCTATAACTAACGCATTTCCTGCCCTTGTGACAACCACTTTCGCCCATCAATATATAACCGGCACGATTATTCGCTTAGATATTCCCCTAGGATATGGTATGCAACAAGCTAATCAACAGTTTGGATCTATCATTGTTACCTCACCTACTACTTTTAATATAAGCATAGATACAACCTTCTATGACCCTTTTATAACACCGACACAATATCCATTAACATCACAATATCCACAATGTGTTGCTTTTGCAGAAGATAATGGAATATTAACCGCATCTGTTCAAAATGTCCTTCCCTATAAGGCAAGCTAGGAGATATTAATGGCAATTTACCCGACCCTCCCGCCAGGAAATACCCTGGCATCAATTCAGCAAAAGGTTAGACGATTAACACGTTCACCAAGTGAAGCGCAACTTACAACCGACGATCTAAATAATTATATTAATACTTTTGTACAATACGATTTCCCTGAACATCTACGCATGTTTAATCTACATGCTCGGTTTAAGTTTTGGACTAACCCAGGACAAGATGTTTATTATACAAACATTGCCGGATATGGAGGGGCATCTAATGCCAGCGCTCAAGTACTTTATAATTTCCAGAATAAGTATTTGACTATTAATCCGCCCATTTATATTGCAGGGTATCAATCTTTTTATACTCAATCACGTGAACAATTCTTTGGTATATATCCAAATATCACTAATATATCATCGATTGGCGTTACTGGTGATGGTGTTACTAATTCTTTTTCAGGAGTTGTCACTAATGCTCAGGGTGCAATTTTAGCTGCAGGCCAAACTCAACAAGTGGCTTTCGTAAAGCGAGAAGTTCTTTTTGATTCAATTGATGTTAATAATAATGGTCTTGCATTGGTTGATATTCCTGTTTTGGATGCTACAACTGGACAGCCTACTAATATAGGTAATCTTTATGATCCAAATAGTATAGCTTTCAAAAATGCACAAGTTAACCCACCTAAAGCAACTCCACCTTATCTTCCTGGATCCGGAGATATCCTGAGTAATAACTATATTAACTATATAACAGGCCAATATGTTATTACCTTTTCAGCAGCTCCTGGTGTAGGAAATACTATAAATAGCCAAACAGTTCAGCTCAATACGTCTCTGCCTCAGGCGATGTGTTATTTCGATAATACTTTTATCCTAAGACCTATTCCTGATCAACCATACGAAATTAACTTTGAAGTTTTTGTTCGGCCATCGCAGTTACTTGAAACAAATTCTGTTCCGCAACTTGAGGAATGGTGGCAATACATAGCGTATGGCTCAGCTAAGAAAATATTCGAAGATAGAATGGATTTAGAATCAGTACAAATGATTCTTCCAGAATATAGAAAACAAGAGAATCTTTGCCTTCGTCGTACTATAGTTCAGATAACCAATGAACGATCTGCAACAATATACACCGAACAAGCAGGCGGACCTGGTGGTAATGGCGCATTCTGGGGATGGGGCGGAAGTAACTTCTGATTAAAAGGAAATAATATGACTCAATTACAAAATTATATAACAATTGTAGTAGCACTTGGCGGGATAGCACTTTTTTTGGCCTATAATATGTTTATGAAGGAATAATAATGGCTTATCAATATAATATTCCTTTAGCGACTGATCAATTATCTAAATCACAAGGCGATATTCAGGGTAATTTTAACGTTTTAGGTGCCATTGCTGGTAATGGGAATATTGCGAGTAGTTCTTTGAATGGAACAGTTGGATTCAATTTTGTGTATCTTGCATCACAGGCCGGAGCTATTCCACCTATAACTTTTCCTGCGGCTAATATAGCCTTATATTCTGCAACTGATCCCGTAACAACTAAAAATGAACTTTATATTAATAAAACTAATCAAGCAACAGTAGTTCAGATACCTGCTACCGGTTCAATATTAAGTACAGTATCCAGTCCAGGTAATAATTCAGCAGGATGGTCATATTTACCCTCTGGTCTTTTAATGATGTGGAATACTGTTTCGGTTCCTACAGGTGGATCACCTGGTCCTAATACCCCAATTCCATTTCCAACTGGAGCAGGTATACCAGTATTTTCTCAGGTTTTTCAAATATTACTTACTCCAACTATTAATTCTACCTCAACATCCAGATCTTATTCGATACAATTAGGAACTGTTACTACAACAAATTTCAAAGTTTCATGGACGGGAAATGCCGTTGCGGGTGATTTATTAAGTTTCTTGGCGATTGGTATTCCAACAGCTTATTAGGAGTTAGATATGCCTTTTGACAGATTTCTCATATCACCTTTTTCAACAGGTCTTCAAACCGATGAGCGTCCTTGGAAAATTATGGACGATGCCTTCTTTCAACTTCAAAATGCTTATGTATTTAGAGGAAGGGTAAGAAAGCGTTTCGGATCAACTTTAATGGGCACGATGCCACAACTTTCTCGCTTACGTATAAATATTGGAACAAATACTAATGCTGCGATGAATCTACCAGCAAATACTACTACGCATACACCACAATTAGCAATAGGGCAGATGTTCACTTTAGGGCCTATTATATTTACCGTTTATCAACTTGGCGCTGGAGTTGCTACTTATACAACAAATGCCGCAGTTACAGCTGTAGTAGATAGTACTACTTCACCAAATACTATAACAATAACGGGCGGTGCATTAGTAAATCTCTACTGGTATCCAAGCCTTCCTGTTATGGGAATAACACAATATCTAAAAGGCGATATTAATGACCATCCTACGTATGCATTCGATACTGAATTTGCTTACATCTATTCTAATCCTGGTTGGGAAAGATCAGGAACAGGTGCAGCGCCTATATGGCATGGTAGTAATGATGATTATTTTTGGGCAACTAATTGGCAAGGAAGCACGACTTCATCAAATACCGGGCAACCAGTTTTATTTGTAACTAACTTCCATGTGACAAATTATAATGGAGCTGGGGCTGCAACGGATGATCCAATTTGGTATACCCAAGATGGAAATACATGGAATTCTATAACTACTTCAGCAAGTAATGGATTTTATTTCCTTCCGGCTAGCGGTAGTGCATTTCCGAATGGTCCTTTTATAGTAACTGTTCGTATTATTGTCCCGTTTAAAAATAGATTAGTTTTACTTAATACGGTTGAAAACAATAACTCAGGTGGGTTTGGAGCAGGAACTAACACAAATTATGTTAATAGAGCGCGTTATTCTTTTAACGGCTCTCCATTTGCTCCAAATGCTTGGTATGAACCAAATACTCGGGATAGTTCTGGAAATATTGCAGCAGGTGCAGGATTTATTGACGCCTCAACAGAAGAGAAAATTATTTCAGCGCAATTTATTAAAGACAGGTTAATCGTTTATTTTGAACGATCTACATGGGAATTGGCCTATACCGGCAACGAGATTCTACCATTTGTATGGCAAAAACTTAATAATGAACTTGGATCTCAGTCAACATTCTCTACTGTTCCTTTTGATAAAGAAATATTAACAGTAGGTAATACCGGTGTTCATTCTTGTAATGGCTCAAACGTCGCGCGTGTTGATAATAAGATTCCACAATTTATATTTGATGATGTTTCAGCTGAAGCAGATAATGTAGTTCGTATTGCTGGTATACGCGATTATGATTTTGAAATGGTATATTGGGCTTTTGTAAGTACTGAAGCTGCGGCTCCATCTGAACCAACGCAGGTATTTCCTAACCAGATATTAGTTTATAACTATAAAACAGGTTCATGGGCTATCAATGACGATTGCTTTACCTCTTTTGGTTATTTAGAACAGCAATCAGACATTACCTGGCAATCCTCAGCACCAACAACTTGGGAACAATTTAATGGTACCTGGATTGAAGGTGTAACCCAGGCTAATAATAGGCAGATATTAGGTGGAACTCCTGAAGGATTTGTTCTTATTATCAATCCGGATAGATCAAGAAATGCAGCATCAATGCAAATAACTGATATGTCGCTTTCAGTAAATATTCTTACTTTAACTATTATTAACCATAATTTTGCAGAAAGTGCTCAAGAATATCCCGATTCTGGAATCTATGTTCTTTTTGAAAACGTATCGAGTAGCATTTCTTCAGTTCAGACCTATCTTAATGGAAATATATTTCAGATAAATAGTGTCCCTGATGTTAATACCATTACTATAGTTGTTTATCCCATACCATTTACGGGCGGATTAACTGGTTATGAAGGTGGCGGAACTCTTGCTCGTGTTTCAAATGTTCAATGTTATACGAAACAATGGAACCCATATGATAAGCAAGATCAAAATGTGTATATTCAGCGAATAGATTTTATAGTTCAAAAAACGGGAGATTTTAATCCTGTTGAAGAGGGTGGTCAAATCACAGTAGATTATTATCCATCGGCAACTGAACTTTCTATGATTGAAGAAGGTACAGCTTCAAATGCTATTATGGGAAACAATATTCTTGAAACAACGCCTTATGATCCAGCTATTTATCCTTTAGAATCAGAACAAGAGCGATTAGTACACCCTATTTATTTCCAGAGTGATGGAACATGTATCCAACTGGCAATGTATATGAGTCAACAGCAAATGACAAACCCATCAATTTCTTTAGCAGATTTTGAATTAGAAGGCATGATTCTTTGGACACAGCCAACAACATCTAGGATGCAATAATGGCAAATTCATCTCAGTATGGTGCATTTGTACCATCAAATTGGATATGGGATATTCAACAACTTCAAGATATAAAAGATGTGAGTCCTGAGCTTAAAGAACTTCTTATCCGCTTGTATCAAAACCTCAATCTTATGGCTAATGTCCTTAATGTTAAAGAAACTGGTCAATACGCCCTCATGGAAATAGTTGATGGCAATTTATGGTTTCCTAATCCAGCAAACAATTCTTCTACCGCAGCTGGGCCTGCTGAAAGACAGGAACTTAAGAAAACATTCTTAATTAATGGAGCGTTGCCAAATATAGGTGTTGTCACTATTCCTCATGGTATAACCGTTACTGCTAACACAACCTGGACGTATATTGAGGGTACGGCAACTAACCCAGGAGTTGGGGGTGTTTCATTGAATAGCTCATCCGCAACTATCTCCACAACAACAACTAATATAGTTATTACAACAACAGTAGATTTGTCTGCTTATACACTAACTTACATTGTGTTACGCTATCTTCAAAGTTAAGAAAGGTTTAAATTATGGATCCACTAACAATATCAGCGCTGATAAGTGCAGCGGCCTCACTTGGTTCTGCTGGAATAGATGCTTATAGCAGAAGTGGTAGCGGAAATAGCCAACTCAATACATTAAGACCCAATCAGGTTGGGTTGCAAGATTCATTAGTTGATAGAATCCAATCATTATTGAATGGCCAAGGCGGACTTTCCCCTATTTCTCAGAATGCTATAAATAGATTCAATACCCAGACCGTACCTTCTCTTGCAGAAAGATTCACTTCTTTAGGCTCAGGTGGTTCTCAGGGATCATCCGCTTTTGCTGGACAACTTGGTCAGGCGGGTTCTGATCTACAGCAGCAACTTCAGGGATTAGATTTCCAACAAATATTACAATTACTCGGACCTGCTCTCGGTCAATCTTCAGAGAATATACAACAAGAACCAAGCAATTTCTTTAGTAATGCTTTTGGTAATGTTGATCAAAAAGCTATATTAGATCTTGTTAAAGCCTATCAGAGTGGTTCTTCAGGATCATCGTCCCCAGCAACTGCTACCGGATCAACTGGATTAAATGCTTTAAATAAGAACTTTGGATCGGATCTTTATAAACAAAAAGCAGGAAATATTATACCAGGTATGGCTTCTTTAAACAGGCTTGGTGGAAACCCTTATAGTTTTGGTGTGTAATGGTACAAATAATAAAAAATCCTAATAATGAACTTGGTGCATTGCTTGGAAAGAATCTTTCTACTGGTTTAAGTGCTCTAGCGCAACATAAATTAGGCGAATTAAACCAACGTAATCAGGCTTTAGGATTACAGGCTTTAATGTCGCAATCTGGAAAACAGATAAGTCCAGAAGATGCAGATGCACTATCTAAACTAAGTCCTGACTTACTTAAAGAATATGTTAAGGGCGCTTTTAATCCTAAGTCAGCTGTAGTAGATATTAATGTAGGTGGGAAAAAACCACTTACTGAAGCTCAACAAAAACATAGAGATACAGTCAGAAATAGTTATGAGATTAATAAAAACTTAGTTGATACCACTGAAAGAATGCTTCAAGATTTAAAGAATGGAAAGGTACAAACCGGATTAATACCACATCTTAAATCTGAATATTGGCCTACTTCACTCAATCCAGAAACGGGAATATTTGCTAAGGATGCTGCCAACGTACTTACCTGGACAACTGAAGGGCAAAGAGGTCTTCAGTCTAAGTATAGAATACAACAGACTATGAAGGGTAAGCCCGGTGTAAATCAACTTCCTCAAGTTAATCAACACGTACTAAGTGAAATTAATAAACGTGCTAAACATAATCTTAAGAACTTTGAAAAAGATTATCCTGGATTCAATTTAGATGATGCAGAAAATTATGATTATGAAGGGAAGCATCCAGTATATCCTGAACAAGCATCTCCAGAAGGCGAAATACTTGATGAAAAGCCAGATGCATCAAATCTACCTGATAATACAATGTGGGTAGAGGATAATGGAGAACGCCAAGTAGTTAAAGATGGCCAATGGATGCCTTATTAATGGAGAGATAATGGGAAGATTAATATTGCCAAATGTAGAAGCTAGCCAACAACAACCACAGGAAACGGGTCTATTGGGTCAGGCTGGTCAAGGTGCATTAGACTTAGTAGCAACTCTTGCTGGAATTCCAGGATCATTATTAGAATCGGGACGTAATAGCCAATTTGCTCAATCAATAAAACAGCAACGTAATGGTAATGTTTTTGAACCATCTGCTCCAACTTCGCAAAACCTTGTTTCTGGTGCAAGAAAATTAACTGGGTATGCTGAACCGCAGACAACAGCCCAAAGATTCGCTTATAATGCTGGTCAAGCAATTCCACAAACAGCCGCAGCATTATTAACCGGTGGAGCAAGCGCCGCTGTTCCTGCGGCTGCAGCAGGAGTGGGAAGTGCAGCAGGTAAAACCGCATCTCAAGAACTGGGATTAGGGACTATAGGTGATATAGCTTTATCTGTCATCGGTGGAGGATTGGGTTCTAATTTAGCGCGTGGCGGAACAAAAGCAATCGCAAATAGAATTCCTGTTATACGAAGAGAATCTTACAAAACTGCTGAAGAAGCTGGTAAAAAGTTACCTCTTGTTGGTGGCGATGTCTCTCAAGTTCAAAAAGATATATTGAATATCGAAGCTAATGCTAAAAATGCTATCGGTGGTCCATTATCAAAAAAATATTATAAACAATTGCTGCATGATACAAATACATTAACCGATAAGATAAAAAAGGGTAATGCAAATGTATGGGATTTAGTAGAAGCAAAGAAGAAATTAAATACAATCGCTTATGATTATAAAGTTCCTGATAAAGTAAGATATGCTTTTGGTGATGCTAGAGATTCATTGAATAATACAATACGTAATTTTGAAGAAGTTTATAAAGAATTTGGTATGCCATATCGAAAAGGTGAGAATCTTACTACATTCATAAAAGGATCAGAACGATTTAAGGATTTCTTTAAGCAGCATAAAGAATTAGATGGATTATTGAGTGATCTTCCCAATGAAGTTACGCATATTATAAAACAGATTGGTTCACCAAGCACTTTATCAAAGACTTTATATAAAGCAGCAGTAGCGCCCTTAAGAGTTCCTGTTAAATATGCCGCCAATGAATATAAGAATGCGCGTGAGTTATTAAGCAATCCTGAAACGGGGAAACTTATTCAGGAATTATATAAAGGCATAGCTGAGGATAACGTGGGTAATGTCGCACGATCTTTATTGAGTTTAACCGGGAATGGAGAAGAAAATACTAATCAGCCACAACAGTCCCAACAAAAAACAGAAAAAGCGCGTGGAAGATTAATATTACCATCATGATGATATGCCATCATAAATAATCAAAGCTATTATTATCCAAAATACAATGTGCATTATTATTCCTCCTAGCAATCGCAGCATTCATTAAAATCATCAGGACCTGATGGTTGGCCATAAGAACAACCGTTATTTGTGTGTTGTAAGAAGCAAGATTCGCATAAGCAGCTTATCTCGCATTTAGTGAAATTTGTGATATTATTATTTTGCATTCGAAGTACTCCGATTCTTCAGTGTTTAATTACTATTCGAATCCCCATGTATTACAACCACGTGGGGATTTTCATTTAATTTGTTCTATATGATCTATGGTTAGATTCAGGATTAATGACAGTAATATTGATAATGATAAGATGACAATTTCGACCATAGTATTCCTCTGGTAAAGTATCGTCTCTGTATTCTACCACGTCATCATCAAACGGAACAAATTCTATATCTTCCAAGTCATTACCTAGAAGTGAAAAATATAAAAATGATAACCATATATTATTCATAAATTCTCCAAATTATCTCTCTCCAATTTTTCATTGATAGCATCATATATCCATTCTCTAACGGTTATAAAGTTTTCCATACAATGCTTCTTAACTTTCTCATGCTGTTCGCTATCAACATCATAATGTGATCTTGATATACGCTTTTCCCTTTTATATTCATCCATTACCAACCCAATTCTTTTTCTCTTTTTATCTTTTCGCCACAAGCCTCAAGAATCCAATCCTTCATACTCATGTTTTTTTCCATAGCGCGTAATTTCAAATCTTCATGCCATTCTTTATGCACATCAAAAGCTATCTGCTTTAAACCAATACGGTCTCTAAGTCTTTTTTTCTTTTCCATACTTTACCCTTTACTTTATATATTATACAACAACCTAGTCCATGTGTCTAGGGTGATTAGGGAATTAGTTTACATTGTGTTCTACTAAGTTATAAATATATTTTTTATAACTTAGGAGATTATTATGGCCAACACCCCAAGGCTTGTTTCAGCATATACACTTGATGCTCTAACCCCTTTAAGTCCAAAACCAATAGCAGCAAACCGCGCGCCAACAACAGCCGATACCGGTTATATTCCAGGCCAACTTTGGATCTTTGTAGCTAATAATGCTGCATATATTCTTACCTCGGTCGCAAATGGTTTAGCAAACTGGTTACTGATCGAAACATCTGGCGGAGCAGGTGTATTCACAACCCTTGTTTCTACTGGTCAGTTTAATCTTGATACCACAGCAGTCGGAGCTAATACTCTTGGTAATACTACCGGTGGAACTTCTCTGGCTATATCAGTGGGTACAGGTGGCTTTTCTGTTACTGGCGTAGCTGGTTCAGCTATAACAATAGGTACTGGGGTAACAACCGGAGCTATATCATTTGCAGGCGATCAAACAACGGGAACATTAAATATTGGTGGTACTGGTGCTAACTCAGGTACGGCTACTATTCTTGGTGGAACTGGCGCTCAAATTGTTAATATAGCAAACTCTACTGGTGGAAAAACAGTAAATATTGCTACTGGTGCTGGCATCAATGATGTGGTTATCGGTTCTCTTACAACTTCATCGCAAACCATTATTCAAGCTGGTACTAACGGTCTTGAGTTGAATGCTGGTGGTGCAGTGACGGTTGCTACAGCTACTAACTCTACTGCCACAACAACCGCTGTTATTAATAAGAACGTTGGCCAGGCGACATTCACCGGTCAAACAACTGCTGCTGCAGGATCGTTAGTTCTTACTATCACCAACTCAGTTGTAAGCGCTACATCAGCAATATTGGTAAGCGCTGCAAACCAAGGTTCTAATGATGCTCAGATGACTGTTACACGCGTACAGCCTGGTACGGGATCATTTGTAGTGACTCTTTTAAATAATGGCGCTGCTGCCCTTAACGGTGATGTTCTTATTACCTTTTGGGTTGTAGCCGTATAAAAGTATTTCGGGTGTTCTGAGGTGAGTAGTACCCCACGTGCTATCTCTATCACTTCAGACAACTCATTAGTGGAGAAAGGTATGAGGCTTCTTCTCCACTAATGAGCTATACTTTATAAATTTAATTCATTACAAGCCCCGAAGGAATAACTATGAACCAAATCGCATTTTATAATATCGAAAAAGAAATAGAAGGCCGCGCTTACCGTTTATCTATGCAGATAGGATCTCCATGGGAAGAAGCTATCGCCATCTCACAAGCATTTGCCGATAAAGTTAAAGAAATAGCCGCCTTAGCAGAGGCCCAAAGAAAGGCTTCTGAAGAAATCAAACCTGAACTTACGGAGTAGTTATGGCAGTTAGAAACACAGTTCAAGCTATACCATTAACCAATATAGCCTCTTCTGCCCTAACAGGTACGTATGCTGCAATTAATGTGGGTGGATTACCCCAAGCATGTTTTCTTATTAGATTAAATTCAACTTCAAGTACTTCCGTCACGTTAAGTTATGATGGTGTTAATGATCATGAATTTCTCTTAGCAGGAGCCTTTGTAAATCTCAACTTCCAGACAAATGCTCAACCTAATAACTTCATAGCTAATCTACCTATTGGAACAGTTATTTATGCTAAAGGTACAGCTGGTACTGGAAATATATATCTCAGTGGGTATTATAGCCCCAAATCACTAGTTTAGGAGAGATATGGGAAACTATTCATTAGCTGTACGTATGTACCCAGAGGTTATGCGCAGTGTAGGCTTTAGTTCTATTTCTGGAACTTATATCGGTATTGGAACCGCCTTAGATAATCCATCATTACAGCTCATTATCCAGAATCTAACCGATCAAAGTGTTGTTATAAGTTGGGATGGCATCAATGATCACTTGGTTCTCGTATCAGGATGCGCTTGGGATAGTGATAATACTTCTAATAGGGCTAGAGAGCAAGGGTTATATATTCCTCAAGGACAACGATTCTACGCTCGTCAATTAGAAGATACAAGTCCAACATCAGGCGCTGTATATTTAACAACTTTTTACGGCCAGGGAGTATAATATGTCATCATTATCAAATGTATTTGGATTAGGAGGCGGTATGGGAACAGTAACTTCAATAACTTTTAATGGTGGTCTAACGAGTACTCCCGATCCAGTTACAACTATTGGTACTGCAACGATAGACCAAACTAATCTTTTGACGCTTGATGGTACAGTCTATTGGGATACTGGTACACAATTATTAAGTACCACAGCAACTGGAACATCTGGTCAAATTCTTACGAGTAATGGTGCTGGGA